TCATGCCCTACGAAATCCCCGGTCGAATAGGAAGAGAAGAAGCAGCACAAGCCTGTCTCCAAGTATTGCGATATGCAGACAAAGACAGGCTAGCAGTAGATGATATAAGACAACTGGAGATTTATTCTCTGATTGCAGGAGAAAAACGAGACATGCGCCCATTATCCGATGGGGCATTGTTGAAGATAATGCAGATTTACAACAACTATCATGGAGTGTGAGAATGGCTAAAGAATATACCGAAGCATTCGCCCGAAACGAAATCATGCGCTTACTCAAGAATGAGCCTAGCGGATTCACAGACATGATGATGAGCCGCAAGCTAAAGATTGGACTGCCAGCATTGCGCCTGGTGCTGGAGAACATGGATAAGGACAAGATTATCCGCAAGGAGCCATTGGGCAAGTGCAAGCGCTATTACCTGCCTACCGAACGGGAACTTGCTGCTGAACAGGCTGCAAAGCCAGTATTCAAGGTGCTCAAGCCTCGACTGGAGCATCGGGCCGTGATGGACAGGGTAAGGGCTGAACGCTTCGCTATTGCTTCGATTGGATGATATATGATCCAACTAAGCCGAAACCAAAGAGAAGGCCGCTATGCTGGCAGATTCCGAGGAAGGGACAAGCGTACACATTGGGTGCCTGGGATTATCGGGCTGAGTAAAGCGCAATGGAAGCTGCATATCGAACTCACCAAGAAAAAAGCAGATGAAATGTTCAAAGCACTGAACGAGGATAACTGAAATGAGCATTGACGGAATCGAGATTACTTTCATTCTCATTGGACTAGGCGTAATATTAGCAGGGATGATCATTCGTGATCTGCTGATGTTCTCTAGGGAATACGATCGCCTTTTCAATGAGGGAAAGGATCAGGAATAATGAAATATGCCCATGACGAAGCCAAGCGCCAGATAGACGCTAACACTGAGCGCCAGGAGAACCGCATGGGCGATGATCGATTCCAGATCACAAAGAGAACGTATATACCAAGCAACGATCCTAAGAAACCTTCAATATTGGAAATAGTAGATATCGGCAAATGGGAACGGTTTTGAGATATAATCGAATCGTTCCCAAATTAATCAACTAAAGGAGGCTGCCATGACGCTAATTTAACTCTATGAGAGAACGTCATGTCCGCAAAGAAATCCGGTGGTTCCGCTGGTCGTCAACGTGCTAAAGACGTAGCAATGGCAGCAGCAATGAAGGCCCAAGGTATCGAACGCAATAGTGGGAAATGCCCACTCTGCAACAAAGCGATTGGCCTTGGTGCACTTTATAACCACATCGTAACTTGTAAGCGCAATTAAGCAAGCGAGCAGCATCTGCTACAAGATGCCAAGACAGTGTAAAGCTGTCACCGATTTCCTTTGTTTCACCCCTAGCATCACCCTCCAATTTGCCCGCTATGGACATACGCGCCACTAGCGGGTTCTTTTTGTCTATTGATTAGTGTAAACTACAGGCAACATTTAAATGAGGACGAACAATCCGAAAGGAACTCGTGCACCAAATGACTACCGCCACAAAAGCTAAGCCTGGGCCTAAATCCGCCAAATCACGTAACAAAAATACTCATGCGCAATCAAAAGGCAGCGAAAACGCGGGATTAGACTCCGGAAGTGTTAAATCCGAGGATAAGCGCCATCAAAACCCCGGCCGGCCAAGCGTCTACAAGCCAGAGTTCGCAGAGCAGGCACGGAAGCTCTGCTTACTGGGTGCGACGGACATGGAGATTGCGGAATTCTTCGGCGTCGATTGCAGAACTATTAACCGGTGGAAACTCCAATATGACAATTTTTGTCAGTCCTTAAGAGCAGGTAAGGAGCAAGCTGACGACCGCGTAGAGCGCAGTCTGTTCGAACGGGCAACAGGCTACCGGCACGACGAGGTCGATATTCGCGTCATCGAAGGTCAAGTCATTCAGACGCCGGTCATCAAGCATTACCCTCCTGACACGACTGCAGCAATCTTTTGGCTCAAGAACCGTCGCAAGGATGAGTGGCGCGATACTCGCCAACAAGAGGTAACAGGTGCTGGAGGTGGGCCAATCCAGACTGAGGCATCGCTGAACGTGGCCGGCCTCTCCAGTGAAACGCTGGCCGAAATCCTCAAGGCTAAAGATGCTGCTGACGCAAGCTGACTTGCTGGCAGTGGAGCGCGAACTGTGTAGCCGCTCCCTTGCCGAATTTGCTAAGCGTGCCTGGCGCGTGCTGGAGCCCGGAACTCCCTTGAAATGGGGATGGGCACTAGATGCCATCTGCGAGCACCTAGAGGCCGTAACGCGCGGTGAGATTACCCGCCTGCTGATGAATGTTCCGCCTGGCACCATGAAGTCCCTGCTGACCGGCGTCATCTGGCCGGCTTGGGAATGGGGGCCGCGCAACATGCCGGAAATGCGCATCGTAGGTACCGCCCACGAGGAAACACTGGCCATCCGAGACAGCCGACGCTGCCGTGACCTGATCAAATCGTGGTGGTATCAAGCGCTCTGGCCCATGGAATTCGCCCGGGACATGGACGGCAAGCGAGAGTTCGGCAACACGCACAAGGGCTTCCGCCAGGCGCGCGCCTTTACCTCGATGACCGGTGTGCGCGGCGACCGCGTGATCCTCGATGACCCGATCAGCGCCGACAATGCCAACTCGGAAGCGCGGCTGGAAGAGGCAAGGATTGCCTTCACGGAAACGCTGCCCACTCGCGTCAACTCCGAGAAATCGGCCATTATCGTAGTGATGCAGCGCCTGAACGAGAAAGACACCAGCGGCGTGATTCTGGACATGGGATTGCCCTACGTGCATCTGTGCATTCCTATGCGCTTCGAAGTCGGGCATCGCTGCGTCACGTCGCTTGGCTGGGCCGATCCGCGCCAGCATGACGGCGAATTGATGTTCCCGGAGCGGTTCAGCGAAGAACAGGTGCAAGAGCTGGAGAAAACGCTGGGCTCCTACGGTACCGCCGGTCAGCTCCAGCAACGTCCAGCCCCGCGTGGTGGCGGTATCATCAAAGAAGCGTGGTATCGATACTACACATCAATTCCGTCACTCGACTGGCGCATCATCACATGCGACACGGCGCAGAAGACAGGCGAAGAGAATGACTACAGCGTTTTGCAATGCTGGGGGCGCTCGACGGTAGGACAAGCCGTGCTGCTGGACCAACTGCGCGGTAAGTGGGAAGCGCCTGAGCTTCTGGTGAACGCCCGAGCATTCTGGAACAAGCAGAAGGCAAGCACGCTGGCGCCGCTACGTGGCATGCAGGTGGAAGACAAGGTATCAGGAACCGGCCTGATCCAGACGCTACGCCGTGAGGGCATCGCGGTAACCGGTGTGCAGCGCAACAAAGACAAGATTTCTCGCGGCCACGACTCTGCGCCGTTCATCGAATCCGGCAATGTCCTGCTGCCAATGGATGCGCCATGGCTGTCTGACTTCCTATCGGAATCCTCCGCGTTCCCTGGCGGCACGCACGATGACCAGCTTGATCCAATGTTTGACGCTATCAAAGCTGTACAGTCGCTTCCATCAACAGTGCAGCCGACACCGCAGCCAAGACTTGAAGTTGTGGAGGGTGGCTGGATGGGATAAGCTTTCGGAAACTTGTCCTACACAGGAGAATATATGTCGAAGTTATCCGCAAAAGAGCGCAAATCAATGCCGCAATCTGAATATGCGCTCCCAGGTAAAAAGTATCCCGTGAACGATCGGTCGCACGCAGGCAATGCCAAAGCACGAGCGCAGCAGCAATACAACGCCGGCAATATCAGCAAATCCACGCTGAGCAAGATCGACGCCAAAGCCAACAAAGTATTGAAGGCCAAGAAGTGATATTGCGCAGAGCGTGGTAATATTGCAACAGTCCTCAGCAAATACCCAATGAATGAAGCCCCGCTGATGCGGGGTTCTTTTTAGGAGCCTCTCATGTCGGCATATGGCGTAAGCGATAATCCAGACGAATTCGACAGCGATGTCGCGCTAGGTCTATGGGGCATTCAGGTTCGGCGCGTGATTGGCCTTGGGAATGTAACGGTTGGTGCTGCAGTTACGGCTCCTGCATTCGTGGACTGCTGGACTGGCGGGGGAACGTTCCCATTTATTGCAAATGGAGCATCTGTCAGCCTTGAAGTTCAATTTACCAATGCCGCTGATACTGCTGCTGGAACTGGCGCACGCTCGGTCATCGTCAATCTGCTCGACGCCAACTACAACGAAGTAAGCGTGACTATTGCGGCCAATGGCGGAACAGTGGCTATTCCAGGCGGCCCATGGCAGGCAGTAAATCAAGCATTCATCACTGGTGCTGGTAGTGGTGGAGTGAATGCCGCTCAGATCAATGTGCGCGATTCAGGCGGCGGCACAATCCGGGCGATTATCCCGGCTGGCGCCGGCATTACACAGCAGTCACAATATACCGTTCCGGCAGGGCATATGCTGCTGATCAAGTCCGTGGAAATGGAGATTAACTCGTCTGCCGGCGGTGGTGGCGGCACGACCAAAGGCGCGGATTGTTCCTTCTATTTCGGCTCAATCGCGGCAGCTAATCCGTTCTTCCGCCTGCCGCGCAAGATGTCCTGCACCGACATTACTCCATACGCACTGGATGCCACGACGACTATTCCGGTAGCCGCTCGGACAAACTTTGGCCTTCGCTGCACCTATACGAGCGCTGCCTTGACTCTTACTGGAGCCTGGGAAGGACATTTGTTCCGTCAAATCAACTGATAGTTTGCAATTATTGACTCACGAATATAGAATTGGTGCAATTCTATGACTGTGAGTCATAAATGCCATATTCGAACACAAAAGCGGACGAGAAACTAATCGAGAAGGCGCGTAAATCGCTTGCTCGGATCGAGTCACGTGAGAACAAAAACCGCAATAACTGGGTTGATGATGTGCGCTTCGCCCGTCTTGGCGAACAGTGGCCCGAGCAAATCAGGCGCCAGCGCGACTATGACAAACGCCCTTGTCTAACTATCAATCGTCTTCCAGCGTTCATCAAGCAGGTAACGAATGACGCTCGCCAAAATAAGCCATCGATCAAATTTCACCCCGTGGGCGATGGTGCAGACCAAGCAACTGCAAAGATTCTTGACGGCCTGGCACGAAACATCGAATACACCAGCAATGCTGATATTGCCTATGATAACGCGCTAGATAACGCTGTCACAGGCGGCTTTGGTTACTTCCGCATCGTCACAGAATACGCATCGGACGATACATTCGACCAAGATATCCTGATTGAGCCGATCAAGAATCCGCTCAATGTCTATGCGAATGACCCAGAATTCGGTTCGGATTCGTCGGAATGGGATGAATGTTTCGTCACTGAGCTTTATCCAATCGACGAGTTCAAGAAGAACTGGCCGGATGCTGAGACCGCAAGCATCGACGCTGATAGCCACGATTCGCGTAACTGGTTCACTGATGAATTCGTGCGCGTAGCTGAATGGTGGGTGCGTGAAGATGTGCCGGCCACGCTCGTTAAGCTGTCCAATGATAACGTCATGTTGGAGAGCGATTATCTCGACCCGGAACGCAAGCAATTCTTTGATGCGCTTGGGGTCACGGTTGTTGATAAACGCCCAACCATCACCAAGAAGGTAACGCAGCGCATTATCACTGGTTGCCAGATCCTGGAAACAAATCCTTGGCCCGGGCGTTATATCCCAATCGTTCCAGTCTATGGCGAAGAGGTCGTTGTCGATGGCGAGCGTCATACGCTATCAATGATCCGCTTCGCCAAAGACCCGCAGCAGATGCTGAACTTCTGGCGCACTGCGAGCACTGAGCTGGTGGCACTTGCTCCGAAGACGCCATGGCTCGGTGCTGTCGGTCAATTTGTGACTGACGCGAACAAATGGGCCAATGCGAATACAGCGAATCACCAATACCTGCAATATGACGCGATAGAGGTGAACGGCGCTCTTGTTGGCCCTCCGCAACGTCAGCCATTTACTGGCCCTCCTGCTGGTGCGCTCCAGGAAGCGATTAACGCCTCTGATGACATGAAGTCCATCATGGGGATTTATGATGCCAGCCTCGGTGCTCAGTCCAATGAGACCAGTGGGCGTGCAATTCTTGCGCGTCAACGGGAAGGCGACACTTCGACATTCAATTTCACGGATAACCTTGCTCGGGCTATTCGCCATGCTGGCCGTATTCTCTGCGATCTGATCCCGAAGGTATATAGCGGTCCTCGCATCCTTCGCGTTATTCATGAGGATGGCGTCAACGAAATGGTGCCAATCAATGGCGCTCAGATGACTCCTGAAATGCAAGCACAGGCCGCGCAAGAAGCTCAGAAAGAGCAAATGGCCGAGGCTCAAGCGGTCGGCAAGGTCTACAGCCTAACTACCGGTAAATACGATGTAACCTGCGAGGTTGGTCCATCGTACAACACGAAGCGCGAAGAAGCAGCGAATCAGATGGTTGAGTTTATCCGTTCGGTGCCTGGTGCTGGTGCGGTGATGGGCGATTTGCTGGCTAAAAATCTTGATTGGCCTGGTGCGGAACAGATTGCTGAACGTCTGCGCAAAACGCTTCCGCCGCAATTGCAAGGTCAGAATCCTGAAGTACAAGCCGCGCAGCAGCAGATCCAGCAACTGCAGGCGGCTTTGGGTCAAATGCAGCAGCAGCTCCAAGCTGCGCAGCAAGACAAGAGTATCGATATCGCAAAAGCACAGGTTGATGCCTATAACGCTGAAACCAATCGCCTGAAAGTTATCCAGCCGGCAGCAGCTGCGTTTGATCCTGCCGCGATTCAGGCACTTGTGCTGCAGACGATGCAACAAGTATTAGCTTCGCCGGATGTATTGCCTCCTCCAGTTCCTCAGGAGCCGCAGCAAATGACGCAGCCAGAGCAATTCCAATGATTTCGCCAGCAATGGCATAAATGGAGTAAGAAATGAGCGATATGGAACAATCTGCTGATGTGCAGAACTCCGATGCTGAAGTAGCAGATTCCTCGAATGAATCTGAGCAGGTAATCGGCAATGAAACTGACCAATCTTCTGACGCGGACTCTGCGGAGCAATCGACCGATGAGGAAATGGAAGAAATCGAAGTCGATGGGGTGAAGTTTGACATGCCAAAGGCCCAGGCTGAAAAGCTAAAGGCTGAGCGCATGATGCATGCAGATTACACCCGCAAGACGCAGGAAGCTGCGGAAATGCGCAAAGCCATTGAGGCGGAGCGCGAACAGTATCAACAACGTGTCGCGGCTGATCAGCAGGATTTCACCGATAGGGCGAAACTGCATCAGATTAACGAAACGTTGCAGCAGTATGGGCAAGTGGATTGGCAGGCTGCATATGATCAAGATCCTATTGCAGCCGGCAAAGCACAAGCCCAAATTCAGCAATTGACTAATGAACGGTCAAGGCTGGAAGGCAGTATCGCGCAGAATCAGCAACGCCGTGCACTGGATGAGCAGCAGTCTACTGCCAAGCAAGTTCAGGACGCCGAAGCGTATGTGGCTCGCGAGATCCCAGGTTGGACGGAGCAGCGCGGTGAAGAAATTAAGAAGTTCGCCGCTGCACAAGGCTTTGATCTTAATCCTGAAACGGCACGGATGCTGATTAAAAATCCGGCGTTGTTCAAGATCATGCACAAGGCTGCATTGTTCGATCAACTGGAAAAGAAACAAGTCGCCAAGCCTGCTGCACCAGCAGTTCCGGTCAAGCCTGTAACTCGCATCGGCGCTAAATCGCCATCGGGACAGGTTGACCCGAATAAGATGAGCGCTGATCAATGGCGGGAATGGCGCGAGCAGGAACTCGCCAAAAAACACAAACGTTAAGGAGCTTTCACCATGGCTAATACCATTCTTACCCCGAATATGATCACGCGCAAAACGCTGCGTATTCTGCATCAAAAGCTGAACTTCATCGGCAATATGAACCGTGCTTATGACGATTCGTTCGCCAAGACCGGCGCAAAGATCGGCGATACGCTGCGTGTACGTCTGCCGAACCAATATACCGTGCGTAACGGTGCTACTCTGTCGGCCCAGGACACCACCGAACAATCTGTATCGCTGTCGGTGACCAATCAGAAGGGCGTGGACGTCAACTTCACTTCCGCTGAACTGACTCTGTCGCTGGACGATTTCAGCCAGCGCATCCTTGATCCGGCAATGTCTGTCCTGGCCGCAAACGTCGAAGCAGACGCGTTTAACATGCTCAAGGACGTTTATAACAACGTCAATGGCATCGGTGCCGCGATCACGTTCAAGAACGTGCTGCTGGGCCGTAAAGCTCTGAATGACAATCTGGCGCCGATGGACAACATGCGCAGCGCAATCCTGAACACTCAGGACAACGTTGACCTCGTGGATACCCTGAAAGGCCTGTTCCAGGACAGCACTCAGATTTCGACGCAATACAAAGAGGGCAAGATGGGTCGCACCTCTGGCTTCGATTTCTACGAGAACACGCTGATCCCGACCTTCACGACCGGCACTTCCGCATCGGCCACTGGCTATACCGTGTCCGGTGCCGGCCAAACTGGCTCTACGCTGGCAATCGCTACCGGCGCGAACACTTTCAAGGCTGGCGACATCATCACTCTGCCTGGCGTGAACCGCGTCCATCCTGAAACTAAAGCCGATACTGGCGCACTGCAGCCGTTCGTTGTGACTGCTGACTATGCCGGCGGTGCGGGCAACCTGTCGATTTCCCCTGCCATCGTCGTGACTGGTGGCACTCAGAACGTGACTGCATCGCCTACCAACGGCGGCGCAATCACCAAGATCGGCGGCGCTTCCCAAGTCTATAAGCCTTCGGTGGTGTTCCACAAAGATGCGTTCACTTTCGCATCTGCCGACCTGATCATGCCTTCCGGCGTCGATTTCGCAGCCCGCGAAGTGATGGACGGTCTGTCGATGCGTATCGTTCGTCAGTACGACATCGTGAACGATAAATTCCCTTGCCGCATCGATATCCTGTACGGCTACAAGACCATCCGTGCCCAACTGGCGGCCCGCATTCTTTCGAACTGATAGGAGGCGATCATGTCTGTTGGACTTATCACTGGCAATGTCCGAGCGCTGGGGTTTGGTGCTATCACCATCAGCCCGGCGCAGGTAGCTGCCAACACGACTGCGGAACAGACGTTCACGTTCCCTGGTCTGTTGGCATCGGATGTGGTGCATAGCGTATCCAAGCCGACCGCACAGGCTGGTTTGGGTATCGTTGGCTGGCGCGTGACTGCGGCAAATACCGTAGGCATCACGTTCTCCAACAATACGGGCGCCGGCATCACGCCGACCGCAAGCGAAAGCTATCTGATTGGCTGGATGCGCCCAGAGAATTTCCCTGGCGGTGTTGTAGGCGCGTAAGAAGTAGGGCGTCTGTTCTAACGAATAGACGCCCTTATTAGTGAGGATGCAATGGCATTTAAAGAATATCCCAAGGCTCTATACAAGCGCGGTGAATACAAAGAAGTCGCATCGTTTGAGGCGGAAGAATCTGCGCGCGATGAGGGCTTTGACGACTGGGCGCTGGATTATGAGCGCATGCAGGAGCCAGCTGATATCGAGCAAGCAGAGAAACCAAGGCGTGGGCGCCCGCCAAAAGCAAAAGTCGAAGGCTAATCATGGCATATGATACCTATGCGGGGCTGAAGACGACTGTAGCCGATTGGCTGCATCGGGCAAATTTGACTTCGCAGATTCCTGATTTCATCAATCTGGCTGAGCGTACCATCAATCGCCGATTGAACATCTTCCCGCGAGAGCTTGAAATCGCTCGCACCGGCGTGACCGGGAATCGTTTTGTCCCGCTTCCTGCTGATTTTGGTCAGCCAATCTCTTTGTATCTGAATGACGTGCAACCACGCGAAGAGTTGACGATCGTGTTGGCGAATCAGCTATTCGTGAATACTGCTGCGAGTCTTCGTCCGCGCTATTGGGCTGTCGATGGTTCGAACATCGCATTTGAGTCACCGTGTGACTTGGCCTATCCGATGACGTTGCGCTATCAGCAGAATGTATTCCTGTCGGATATCGCTCCTACGCATGCGACATTCGCGCGCTATCCAGATTTGTATCTGTTTGGGGCATTGGCGGAAGCTGCGCCATATGTCCGCGATGACGCGCGCTGGCCCACATGGGATGCCAAGTTCAAGGAATTGATGCGCGAAGCTGCGCAAGATGCATCGATGTCCAAAGCTGCCGCTGAACTTCGCACTGAAATCCCTGACATTCTGCGCCGTCCATATTTCGATGGCAGGAGCTATACATGATTGATTTCGACAAAATGCAGGTCGGCGAAACGCTTCCGCTGTCAACAATGACTGATTGGGAGCATCCAGACAATCGCGGCGAATTCATGCGCGCTCAGGCATATACGGAAGAAACGCGAGGCGCTGCACTCTTTTCAGTTGACACCGTCTGGAAGAATACTTCGGCCGGCAAGAAGATCGCCGGCTACACAATCACCAGGGTGAAATGAGGTAAAAAATGGGACTTGAAACTGGTATCTGGGTCAATGATTTGAACCCAGCGAATCCGCCCGGTACTGACCCGAAAAGCCAAGGGGATGACCATCTGCGGCTTGAGAAAACTACGGTTAAGAATAGTTTCGCCGGGTTTGTGGGGGCGATTCTGATCACTGGCACTGACGGAGGGGCAGCGAATGCATATACTCTGACGCCAGCTACTGTACTGCCAGCTTATACGTCTCGCATGATCGCGATTTTCTCCCCCACGATTGCAAATACTGGCGCGGCTACTTTGAATGTATCGGGGCTCGGTAATATTGAAATACGCTCACTCACTGGAGCGGCGCTAGCGGCGAACGATTTGGTGCCAGGAGTTGTGTATGCCGCATCCTATGATGGCGCTGTTTTCCGACTACTCGCTGTCACTAAGCAATATGTTGATAACCTGTCGTTTAGTTCGACTCTGCCTGCTGCCCCAGGCGGCAATACACTTTACTTCCTGCAGTCGCTGAATGGTTCCTTTTTCTGGGGGACGAGCCCTGTACCCGATTTTCTTTTATTCGCCCAAGGAGTTGACTAATGTCCGCTACTGCCCAATACGCAGCCTCTGCAAAGATCCCATTTACGCAGATCAGCGTCGCCAATACCGCACGTGATGGTACTGGCTCCGTTCCGCAAGTCGGCGCAGCCGGGTCAGCGGGTTCTCGCCTAGAGAAAATTGATATCACGGCTACTGGCGTAACAACGGCCGGAATGGTGCGGTTGTTCCTATGCGAAGGCGCGCCTGGTGCTCCCATTGCATCAATTACATTCGCCGCAACGACTGCTACCGTCACCACGACGATCGCGCATGGACGTACGACCGGCGACAAGGTAACTGTGCAGGGGGTATTCCCGTTCGATTACAACGTCAAGGATGCCAGCGTTACCGTACTGAGCGCGACATCCTTCAGCTACCCAATGGCGACCACGCCGACAGCAAATGCTTCGATCCTAGGTTCGTATTTCACGACGCCTGCCGTGCCGGTCATGCGGCTGCTGGATGAAATCCCGGTAAGCGCAGTGCCTGCGCCATCCGGGACGGTTCGCTCATTTGCGTCTTATCTGACGGCTGCGACCAATGCATGGTTGCCTATGGCGATTCCGGCTGGCTATTCGCTGCGCGCGTCGACGCATAACGCGGAGACTTTCAACGTTCTCGCGCAGATGGGGGACTTCTGATATGCACCAACAAGGCATTTACGGCTTCCCGCCCGGAGTGCTTCCGCCTGGAGTGAGATCTCAGGTTTTTAATGCCAGCGGCACGTTCCAGCCGATCCCAGAAGCATCCTATTATCTTGTCGATTTAGTGGCAGGCGGGGGTGCTGGTGGCGGACAGAATACCGGTAGTGGATGCGGCGGAGGCGGTGCTGGTGGCCGCGTTACTTTTATTGTCCCCGCCTCGACCGTTGCGGGGCCACAGTCTATTACGGTTGGTGCAGGTGGTATAGGGGGCGCTAGTTCAGCAGGAGGGACAGGGGGAAATACAACTGCCTTCGGGAAAACAGCTTTTGGCGGCCTAGGGAATGGTACGACCGGTGGTGGTCCTGGAGGGGGCGCCGGGGTAGGCTCGAATGGGACTGGTTTTTCAGGCGGTGCTGGTGGTACGGCAGGGGCTCAAAAACCAGTCCCATTCGAGCCT